TCACGGTCATACGCAATTAAATTGAGTACCGGTTCAATGCAGGTCAGCGGATCAAACTGCCGCAATGGCCATGTGATCCAGCTGTACACTTCAGCCCAGAACGTTCGCGCCGTGCGCAATAACGCCAGTGGCTCACCTTTATTCATCCAGGACGGCAGCGCCATGCTGGCCAGTTTCTTCAGAAAATCAGTCATCTTTCAGGCTCACCGTTAAGGAGTTAAGGCGCGGCACGCTCAGTTCGCTGGTGATATCCTTCAGCGAAAACTCTATGGAATCCGAATCCGGGAAGGTTTTGTGCACCTCGCGCCCCAGCTGCGAAAACGAAAAGCGGGAATATGGCCACGTCTTTTTCACGTCATAATCCGTGTTTTCCCTGAAGGCGCAGCGGATCAGGTTTTCAATCCCTTTTTTCAGCGCGTCCTGCTGTTCCGCCTCAAGGTTGCTCAGGTTTCTGACATACACCGTCACACTCAGATCGTGGCGGGTTTCCGGCATGGCAAAACACTGCATATCGTCCCCGTGTCCGTGGTGGCCTTGCGTGTTGATGTAGTCATTAACGGCCTCAATAAACGGCTCTGACGTGACCCCGCTATCCAGCAACAAATACGCGTTCGCTGTACCCGGTCCACGTGGCGCGTCATGAAGAAAGAAAATCCGCTCAATGCTCAGTCCGGCCACGCTGGCAATCATCGAACGGTAAACTGCGTCCGTGTGATAGTTCCCCACCAGGTTGAACTGGTTCCGGCAGCGCTCACGCAGTTCGTCATCGCTTTCTTCGTCCGCGCCCGGAACGGTCAGCCAGTCCTCTTCACTGGCCACATGACTGATACCGTCTACGGCCACGGGCAGGATGCGGTAATAGCCCGGCGCAAGGTTATACGCCCCGCCCGTTCCGGTGGCTTTGACGGCCAGTAAAGCGCTTGCCGTGCCGGAAGGGATCACCACATCGGCTACAGTGGCCATAGCGTAAACCTTGCCGTTAATCCTTTCGGTCTGGACTACCGTTCCCGCCGTCACGGTGACGGCCTGTTTTGAATCTTCTTTGTAAAAGCGGATCACGCCTTCCGCAGCGCTGGCAGGTTTAGCCGTGACGTTCACCGCCCAGGCCAGCAGACGCAGCATCTGCCCACCCGCAGTGGCCACAAACATATTGGCCATGACCACCGAAACCAGCACATCCTTCAGCCACATGACTGGCGCGGTCACAATGGCGGTAATGAGCCGCCAGAAAGGAGACATGCGCGACGTGTTGGTAATCAGTCCTTCCTGCTCGGCGATGGCGTTGAAACGGGTGCGCACCGCCTCTTCCGTAACGGGCATCCCGCTGGACTTCACCACTTCTTCAAAATCTACCTGCGGTTTTTCCGTCATAGCTCCACCTGCGCCGATATTCCGCCAAAGTCATACGTGCTCGCCGTCACCCAGAGGCGCTTCTGGCTTTCCTCACTCACTTCCACCGTGCCTGGCATAATGCGTTCATCCTCTTCAATCAGCAGCTCCAGCTGCGTGAAGATATCCGCGCGCAAAGTCGGGCTACGTTCGCCAACCAGCTGCGTGGCCAGACCGCTTTCCAGAATGCTGTGAATAATGTCCTGCCCGATACTTTTACGGTTATTACACAGCTCAGGCTCTTTTCCGGTATTCAGAACAAAATTACCGTTTTCAATCAGCAGATCGATGTAAAGCAAATCACTCATGGGTTTAGCTCCTGCCACTCCTGCAATTGTCCCGGTGAAAGCGTTTCTTTCGGATAAATATTCACCGTGTCAATTTTGCGGCTGTTGTCCGTAACAGATTTAGAATTGCTGTTTATGGTTTTACTGATACCGCCACGCTCAACGCCTTTAAGCTCCCCGCCTGTTAAAAGCACATTAGGGGCGGTTACTGGCGGCGGCTCCGGTAATAACGTGTTTTGCGTTAACTGCTGCGTGATATTCCCGCCATACTCAGCCTGTTTTATTTCAGGTGATGCAATCGCGGCCTGTTCAACCTGTTTAGGATTGAAGGGTATTCCCTTATTTGCTCCCGAACCTGAATCAGCAGCCAGGGCAATATCCACGCCCGGAATTTTATTCAGCTTTTCAATAATCCAGTTATACGTTCCGGTAAATGAACCTTTCAGGGTGTCCCATAATTTCCCGAACACACCACCGATCACGCTGGCCATTTTTTCAAAGGAGGCAACAGGGGAATTAATATCAAAGGCGTTAACCACATCACCCCAGCCATCAATAACGATCCCGAACATCTCAATGACCGTCTGAATGGAACGATAAACCAGCTCAAACGGAGTCAGAACCAGGCCAACCGCCCCCGCCACGACACGGCCAAAGGTTTCCCCCGCGCTGGTCACGCCAGCCAGTTTTTCCCCGGTCATTTGTACCGGGGAAAGCAGGTTGCCAAACCAGCCAAACAGCGTTTTCACGCCGTTCCAGACCCAGCTCACCGCCATGGCGATGCCACTGAACAGCCCTTTAAACGGAGTCAGTGCACCACTGGCCTGGCTGAAACCACTGATAAAACCGCTAACGAAAGCCTTGATTGGTTGCCAGAACTTAATGACCGCCAGCACCACGCCAGCAATAGCCAGGGCAACGGCCGATATCGGGCCGATCATCAGCAAGAACGAGGCGGAACCCGCACGGGCGGCGATACTTGCCGCCAGGAGGGTGACACGTAAACGACGCAATCCGGCAGTAAACAGCTGTGTCACGGCATTACTGGCGAGCATCGCCAGGCGGTTAAGTCCCAGCAGTCTGGCCATAGGTGCCAGCACCTTCGTTACGCCCATCATCACAAAGGTATTAACACCCATCACAATATTGGCGATGGCTCCCACGGCGGCAAAACTCAGCAGCGCCAGTGCGGCATAACCCACCACCCGCGCAATGTTGGGAAACAGCTGCATCCAGCGGGCAAAGGTCTGCCCCATATCTGCCAGGCGATTCAGCAGCGGATAAAGCACCGGGATCAGCGTTAGTCCAATAACGGTTTTAATGGCCGTCAGGATGGCAATAAAGCGATCCCACGGCTTCACCATTCTGGCCGCCATTTCCTGGGTACGCTTCAGGCCGTCCGCGCCGCCCAGCTCGGTGATATTGCGCTGAAGTAACGCTACATTGCCATACAGCTGTTTAACCACCGCCGAACTATCCCCAAAGGCTTCATCCAGCTCCGCCTGTGCCTTCAGGTTCCCTTCCAGGCTCTTGCCGTATTTGCCCTGTAATTTCGCCAGCATTTCAGGCATGGACAGCATTTTTCCGGTAGCGTCAGTGAAGGACAGCCCCAGTTTTTTAGCGCCATCAATCGCGCCCGTCATAAAGCCTTCGTAAGCGCTGCTCGCTTCCGTTCCCAGCGTGCGGCTCAGTTGCCCCAGCACGGCCAGCTGTTCATCCAGCCCGACACCGTAGTTTGTCCCCACCCCGCGCGCGCCTTCCATCAGGTCTTTGATGGTGGCCATTTCCGCGCCGAACGTCTTGCGCATGTAAACCATCTTTCCGGCCAGCTGTTCAGCAAACTGCACTTTGCCCAGGCGTTCGGCATCAGACGAAAAGTTACCGAACATCTGCCCCATGAATTCCGACGTTTCCGCCGCGGTTGATTTCATGGCAAACGCCAGGACGTTGGCGACTTTGGTCACTTTCGGCAGTTCATTCCCGGTCAGCCCGGCGATGGCCGCATTGATTGATTCAGTGGACTGTACAAACTCCACCGCGCTGGCTCCGTATGTGGTACTGAACGCCAGAGCATCACGCTGAACAGTTTTAAGCGCTGAATTGTCGATGCCTTTTGCGGCCGCATCATTCAGCGCGTCATACATTTCAATGGCCGGAGACAATGCGCCTTTGATGGCCATTCCCGTTCCGGCCAGCGCCAGCACGCCGCCGCCAATCTGCATAAACGCTGCTTTTGATTTATCCGCAAAGCCGGTCACATTGTTCTGCACCTGTTTTAACGGGCGGGACAATTTATCGATCAGGCTTAATGTAAAATCTAACTGTTTCATTCAGCGCCTTTAAAAGCAGTGCCTATTCCGTTTGCCGTAGCAATACGCATGTTTTCCCAGTAACGATTATCCAGCCAGACAGCGGCGGCAATATCATCAATGGAATCTTCCCCGTGGGGTAAATAATGACGGCGTAAAATTAAATACTGATCGAGTCCGTTTCGCTCAATAGTCCGGACTCGCCTTGTCAGTTTTTTACTTCAATTTCCAGCTCTGGGGCGTAAATTTCATTTACTTTGCCCGTCAACTGCAACGCAGCACCGGGACGTTTTAAGATTTCCGTCAGCGCGTCTTTACTTTCTGGTTCAACAATACGCATAAGATAGCTATGCGCCGGGGCGACTTTGTTATCCATCGCCATTTCATTAATGAATTTGTTATAGGCGGTCTGGTTAGGCACAAAAACAATTTCTTTACCACATACAACCAGATTAATTTTCTGTTCCATTTAATACGCTCTCTCGTTTATTTATTTCATCAATCAACGCGTTGTGACGCGCCGCACACACAGAATATAAATCCTGATATTCAACAGCAGGGGCAGCAATATCCGCCCCGGTATTACCTTTAATGCGCGGAAGATTTTCCGTTGGGCATTTTCGCTTCAGGTTTTCCTGATAGGGTACGTTCGGTATTGTCGACGGTTGCGTTATACATCCGGATAAAATCATCAGACACGCAAACGTTAGTAAAAACCGGCTTAAGAATTTCCGTCCTGATTTCCTTCGGTCTGCCACTTTCCAGCGCCTCCAGCTTATCTTCCAGCCCCCTGGCGGATTCACTGGCAATCTCCTGCATCGCCTTGCGGGACTTGTTACCCGCAACCTGCGCGGCGGAGTTGATCGCCAGCTCCAGACTGTCGCGCCGCCAGTCAGCGGTCAGCCAGCCCCAG